GATGTTATTATGCTTGCCTTGCTGTGTATTGCGCAGCTATCAAGGGCGGCGGCAATCCGACAATGTGGGTCAGATAGCCTGCCAGCCCGGAACTCTCAAACTATGTTTGCATGTAATCTTACGTGTAAATCGCCACCCCAATTCATACTCATCCAGCCCCATCCAACTGCCTGCCTGAATCCCCCAATAAATCAGCTTTTCCAAAAAATACCCGTTTAAACCCATGTATACATATACAGGTTCGTGCATTAATATCTGTGTACCAAATCGTGTACCAAATGCAGAAAATCATGCCACTCAACGACACTAAACTCAGGAAGATAGACGGCAAGCCATATGACGGCCCTGTTGAGCTGCCGGACGGTGAAGGCCTTTCCGCCCGCATAAGCCCCAAAGGGATGATTACCTTTCAGCTGCGCTACCGGATAGCCGGGAAACTGAAGCGGATGAAAATAGGGCGCTATGGTTCTATTTCGCTCAGGGAGGCAAGGGACGCGGCAGAAGGGTATCGTAAGCTGATCGCTGAAGGGAAAGACCCTGCTGTACATAAAAAAATGCAGCTCGAAGATGCCAGCTCATCGCCATCTGTGTCAGACCTGATTCAGGAGTGGCTGGATAGTCCGGCAGCAATAAAGCTGGTCCATCATGATTATTGGGCCCGTGCTCTGAACAGACATGTAACAACATATGTCGGGAAGATGATTGCTGATGAGATGAAAATCTCCCACTGGGACCCTGTCTTTAAGCGAGTAAGTGATAATGACGCTCCCGTGATGGCGGGAGGAATACTGGTGAAGATGAAGCAGATTCTCAATTATGCGCTCCGCAGAAATCGCATAACCAAGAATGTACTCATGACGCTCTCGGTTCCAGATGTCGGAAAGGCGCCGAAAGCCCGCAAGAGAAACTTCGACGATCACGAGATAGGCCTGTACTGGCAATCAGTCGACAACACCAACATGGCGCGACAGAATAAAATCTTCATGAAACTGGTCATGTTAACAGGGTGCCGCGGGGTAGAACTGCGCCTTGCCCTAAAGAGTGATTTCGATTTCGAGAGGAAGGTGTGGTCGGTCAGGGAGGAGAGCTCAAAAACTCGCGTCGCGTTCAAGCGTGGACTGTCAGCGTTGTCCATAATGCTGCTGCGGGAAGTATTCGATATGTACCCGGATTTTAAAATCGTGTTTCCGCCAGCGGCAATAAGAGAGGATCGGCCTATGGCTACCAGCAGTCTCGTATCGATGACTGCTCAGATAGGCGAGGTGATGGGAATCAGTGATTGGTCAACGCATGACCACAGGAGAACGTGCAAAACGAAAATGGCAGAGATGGGGGTGATGCCTCATGTGTCCGAAAAGATACTCGGTCATAAGCTAAGCGGGATGCTGGCGGTGTACGATCAACACGATTACATCAAAGAGCAGATTGAAGCGGCCGAGATGTGGGCCAGCAAAATTCAATGCTGTTCCGAGGCGATAAAGCCCATCTGACGGCAGAATTTTATAACCTCATCGTAGCGATAGATAGAGCCGCCTTTAACTGGCGGCATGCCGGGAACCTCTTCGGGGAAAGGCGTGTTTTTCTGCTTCCATTCCTTCCGCTTGTTGTAAAAGGTTGAGCGTGAGATGCCACCAAGCATCTCCTGCACTGCTTCCCGGTTTACCAGTATCGGTGACACTTTCACTTCTGCAATATTCATGGTTACCTCAGTAGATAGATGGGGGGTTAGCGAGCAATGTTTCTTTCAAGCGCCTCAGTGGACTCCTTTTTGCACTTCTGAATATCGTCATCCACATCCCGAAAAGGGACTGCTTTCCTGCTCCTTTGTAACGTCCAGCCACAGCGAGCCATGTACCATAGGAAGGTATCAACTACGTAGATATGCCCATCTCGCGGATTTCCGTTCTCATTAGCGTTATGGATGGTGTTATGCATGGCTTTGAACAAATCCTTCTGGTTATGGAAATCCCTAAACTCTGGCGGCATGTACTCTCCAGACTGCAACCACTCCGCTAATTTATCACTCATGCTCTTATCTCCTTATCCACCACGCGCACGTAGTAAGCCAGCCAGTCTCTTGGCCGGAACTTACCAGGCGGCAGGGCGGTTATTTGTTTAGTGAATTGGTCTAACAGAAGGGTTGTGATGCGGTCTTTCTCTGCGGCAGTCTTGCCTTCGGTGTTGGATTTAATCGCTGCCCTGCACCGTCGCGCTACAGACCTCAGCGCATTTTCCTGTACTGGCGACATTCTGTCTCTCCATGCAGTCCATCCACACCTCACGGGCCAGGACGCAGCGCGGTATGCTCCACGGAGTCCGGCGCTTGCCAGTCTGCCCGGCGTGCTCGATAACCTCGTCTAGGTAGTCGGCGAATGATTTCTCTGATTCAGTCATCTGTCACCTCTGCCTTTCGATAACCGGCATCGTAAAGTTGAGCGCAGATATCGTAAATTGCATGACCGCACGGCTTTGGAGTTGACGCCATTTCAGCAATCGCCGCTTCACGATTACGCTCTGCTTCGGTGCGGATTGGTCTGAACTTGAATGCTGTTAAAGTCGACGCGTGCTCGTTACCGCTATCCATCATTTGATAAACGATAAGCGAGCTGGAAACGTAATTTATTCTGCACCGAGACCATCCGCGCGGAACCTCTCGCTCACACTCAATACCGACAGGCGGCAATCCCTCACCATTCCACGCAGGCTCAAACTTCCAATATTTTGTATAAACATGATAAGCCTCATCATCCTCGCGAAGACCTACATATCCATTAGCGCCGTGGGCTTTCATTGTCTTAACGTTAAACTCTTTCCTGTAGCTAAGGCTTTCATCGCCCTCTATCGGGATAAATTTTCCTATCATCACGCGACCCTCCTCTGACTAATTGCCCGCTGCCACTTCTCGTCATCCTCGCGACACTCAGCACAGCAGTAACTCGTACCCGGCTGTGATGGCTCGCCACAGTCAGCGTTCCGACACACGGGCGAGGGTGGCTCCGGTGCTTTGCGATTAGCCAGCGCCACTTCAATCAGCTGCTGCTCGCGCGCTGCTGCTTCGTCTAAAATATCCGCATACATGGGGATTTCTCCGTAATTTGGGCGTAAAAAAACCACCGCTTGGGTGGCTCACATTTCTCTCAGGCAAAGGGCAATGCCTATCAGCATTCCGAGGGCGAGGATTATTGCGGGGATGTCACCCACCATCACCTCCCGGCGATGGCGCTGCTGATTGATAGCGGCTGCTAGCAGGCTCCTGGACTATCCCGTGAAACACTTTATCGATTATCCGGTCAGCATCAGCTGTACTCGGCACGGTTTCACTCTCTGTTGCCTCATTCCAGACCATATCGACAAGCTCACGCAATTGATTTCGATCCGGCGCGCTGGCCGCTGGCGGGGCGGTGTAGTAGACAACAGCAGCATGGTGATCAATGTCACTTTTCCTGAAGGTTTCCCCGTCATAACCAAAAGGTCGCAGCACTAAAGCTGTTTTATTCTGCGCATCCAGCACCGCCAGCAGTGCGCTGGCCATCAATGCTTTTTGCCTGTTCCCATATGCAGATAGTTCTGCAATATTAATCAGCACATCTCGGCCGCCGATTTGCTCGATAAGTTCGTTAATCATTGTTACGCCCCCAAATAGTTCCGATCAGTAAGACGACAACCGCACCGATGATGCAAAATGACAGCGTTGGATTTTGTTGTATTGCTTCGAGTAAAGTCACTTCTTCACCTCCCACTTAACGCCAGCCGCGTCGAGCATAGAAAAAACCTGTTCTTCACTGAAATACTTGAAAGGGATTTCCGGCCACTTCACTGGATCAGGCAACTCAACAACCTTCTGCTGCTGTGCGCCCAGCTCTAAACACTGCTGGCGCATCCAGTTAGCACCCTCAACCCAGATTGATGCCTGGTCGTTTTTCCAGTCGCATACTTTCAATGCCTCTGCATATGTCATAGCGGGCGGCAACACGGCAGGCCGCGCGCCGAGGGCATCGATAGCTGCGCAAATTACCGCCTTTTTACCTATGCTGACCCCGGACCAATCACAGTCACGTAGCGCCTTTGAAACACCTTCATGTGGCAACACGGCAGGCTGTGCGTCTATCGGCCTTTCGTAGTCTCCACACTTTTCACATAGCCATCCAGACGCAGTCCTGCCTTGACTGTTCATCCATTTGTGCTGGCAGGAAACCCCACCCGCCGCCGGATCGCGCCGTGAAAGATCGGCCTGCAACTGTGATGCATGATTAATAGCATCAATTAAACCCACCTGCGTTTCCTGCAATACTTTGCGCAGCTCGTCGCGCTCACGCTCTGCCGCTTCCAGTCGTTCAATCAGCTCAATTACATCAGCGTCACCACCCTGGCGATAATCAGACCAGCGTGAACGCTCGTAATGTTCATCGGCACAGCTGCGGCCTTCTGCATAAATCCAGTTGCGCTCCCCGGTTGGGTCGTCAACCATCCCCGTACAACCCCAGATAGTTGGGCCACCGCCAGCGCGCTGAACGGTAAGTTCGCCACCACACACACGACATTTTGGGATTTCCGGCGCCGCATAGCGTTCTCTTAATTGCTGTATATTCATGGCTGCTCTCCTGCCAGGATGGCTGCTGCGAATTCCTCAGCGCGCTCTTCAACCTGATAGTCGTACCATTCCCGAAGATGTACACCACATGCCATTGCACCATCAGCGCGAATCTCGCGGAGAGCGGCGTCTGTGGCAGGGGTTTCACTGTGGTTCAGCTCAGGTAAAACTTTATCCCATGTCGCAATGTCACCATTGAGGTGCCATCCGGCGACACCTTCACTTTCTCGCACTAAATCCTTGACTGCGGAGATGATGAAGTCTTGGATGGAATTCTCGGCAGCCAGCGCCCGCACCTGCTCCTGAAGCGCTGCGACTTGCGCTTCTAACTTCAGATAGTCATCTGCGCGCACCATGTCGATAACAAATGGTTCGCGCTCTGTAGTGTCGTGCAGTAGGCTTCTGTCGAATCCGTATAATTTTGCTGTCATATCTATCTCCCGCCGACCGCAGTCAGCCAGTTAAATCAGATGATGTAATCCACAGGCCCGCTTTAATCAGCCTTGCCCTGCTAGCAGCTGCTTCAATGCACTGCTGACGCTTATCTTCTCCGCGCTCAGCCAGCGACTTCACGCTCACGACGATGGTCTTATTCGCCTTCGCTTTCGTGATTACCCGGCGCGGTGTGCGGACCAGCGTGTAAACCCTGTCGCGCTGTCCGGTTTCTTCGTCGACATACCACTCGCTCGCTGATATCTCTGCGGTGGCGCTGATAAGATGGCGCTCATCCCTGAGCTGAACTTGGATGCTGCGGAGGGGTAATTTGGTTGCCATATGCAGCTGGCGCCCGGTCATAGGCCCAGTGCTGAGCAGCCAGACAATTTTCTCTTTCAGGCCATCATTGGGGCCGCCACGGACCCGACGGTACATTGCTACCTTTTTCATTATTCACCGCCATTGGTCGCCAAATTCGAAGCCGATTTCAGCCAGAGATAAATCCATTTTTTCGATGAATTCCGGCACCATTTCTTCGAAGTCGGACATGTATTTTTCGTCACGCTCAACGATTATGTGATGAATACCTTCACGCTTCATGCGAGGGTCATAGTTCGCGAAATACCAGGCATCCTTACCCGTTACCCACATGCTGAATTGCACTTGGGCCATGTACGCACTTTTGATGGCGTCGAAACCACCAAGGCGGAACTTCATGAAATCGCGAGAAGTGAAAGGGCACTTCAGTTCAAGTCCGCGCCCATCACTGCAAAGCCCGTCAGGTGAACACGCGGTACGCAAAGAATCATCGTGATAGAGGATTGGCGCCTCAGTTACAGATACGTCAGTGGTGAACTCAAAAAGAGCTCTCGCTGAGTCTTCATGCTGCTTACCCCACGCAAGTGCCTTGGCATTCGCCTCCGGAGCCACGCCAGTGCATACCTCCGCTAACAACTCGTGGAAGTAGGACATTTTCATGTCCGTCCATTTGGTACCGCTGCGTGGCTTTGAAATGACGTTTGATACGCACGATGCGGTAATGACACCGAGGCGCAGGCGGTGCCAGTCTGAGCTTCCTTGCTCAATAGTCCTGACATCTACACCCGTCCTTTCCAGTATCAGATCTGCCTCAATCATGCTGCCGCCTTAGCTCGTTTCGACAGGAAGTCGTGAGCCTTTATAGCTTCGGTTTCAGTAAGCTCTTCTGCTGCCTTAATCGACCTGCGGAAAATGTTTGAACAGAGTGGCAGCATGTCTGCCTCCCACGTTTTATCCATCTGCGTAAGAAGGTCAGTAATGGTCTGCAGCGTCTCTAGCGAAGCAGGGGAGATATCCTTCTCCGGCGCCTGCTGCTGATTAAAATTAATTCCCTCTCCGGCGTCCGTATTGACGTAGTCGATAGCGGCATCCAGACGCTCACGGCGAGGCCAGTATTTTGCAGCCTGCTTCACCACGGTTTTGAGTATCATCTGCTCTTCGTCGGTTACCCACGGGCAGGCCTTTCCTTTTGCCTTATATGCCTTCCATGCTTCTGAGCGATCTCGGATAGAGTAAATATCCTCTGCGCGCATAGTGTGAGTCAGGTAGTCGCCCTCATCAGTTTTAATAACCGTGTAGGCCCCAACAACTTCGCCACGTTGCTCCTGTGTGTCGAACTCGTTGAACTCATGGCGCGGAGGCATATCAATACCGGTACGCATGAATTTATCGTTCTTACGAACAATGGCAGACTGGCACCACTTGATGGCGCCTGACTGCTGAGCAATATGCATCAGGCCCATGTAGCTGATGTCGAGACAAATAGAGCCTTTCCTTGGCACCAGATAAGCAAGCTTTTGCGCAGGGTTGAGCGTGATCCCAATGGCAGAGATATTCATGATGGCGCTGCGGGTAGATGTGGCGTTCTGCGCCGCTACCCCGGCAAGATAATCGTTGTTAGCGAATATCTGCATCGCAAATTCTGACTCGCGCTGGAACGTCACCGACTTTTCAGAGCATACCTGCTCGAATTCAGCCTTGAGAGGGTTAACGATTTCGTAAATCTGATTTACAAGCTGCTGGTTCATTACGCCGCCTCCTGCGTTCTATGCTTTGCCATGAAGATGTTCAGTGCATACTGGTGCTTGTGATAATCGGTAAGCCGATCCCAAAGGAAGTGGCTCATTGCTTCCTGCCATTCAGATGCATCAGATGCCAGCTCGAATGCCAGAGGGTCACGACAAAGTGCCTGGAATACCGGAGTGACCGGGCTGGACTTCATGCGATTAACATCGCTCTCCACTTCTGCATAAATGCGCTCGTTATCTTCTTCCGTGAATTTAGCGATGATCGCGTCAATTTCTTTTCTGTCGCTGTATGTCAGTCTCATGGCCGACCCTCCGATTTGAGAAACTCTACCAGCCTTTCAAGCAAGCTCTTGCGCGGTGGCGGGGTAAAGCTCGCGCTGGTGACGATGTTTGACGGGTGGCGCTCGATGTATCCGAACGCGTTGAAACTTGGGCGACCACAAGCCGCCCCATGAGCTGTTGCTAGCATGGGTAATCCTCGTTTGATGGGTTATTCGCATGACGATGCCCACTCGAAATAAGTGAGCGTTGGCATGCAGATATAAAAAAGGCCCGAGGGTTAGCTCAGGCCAAACAATCGCAACTGCTGTAGCCTGACGAATAAAGCGCGTTTGATGCTGGGTGCATCGTCAGCCGCACTCAGTGAATACGGCTTGCGATGTCACTCAGATATAGGGTTGATGTAATAGACACCGCTCCCCACATTGCTGATTAGCTTTCCTTTTTCAATCAGAGCCTGAAGCGCCGTAAAAGGTATCTGGCGCGCCACAATATCCGAATGAGTCACCCCTCCAAGCTCCTTTGCCAAAGATAGAATTCGCTTCTGAACCTTCGTCATCATCTTCTCCTCAGTTACTCGCCGCGTGCACGGAGCATGGCGTCAGCGATGCGATAATAATGCTCGGCATAGTCCTTCAACCTGCCGCTGGAAATATCTCTTCCGAGAGTGGCATACGACGCCATATCACCCTGCATGGCCAGACCTGCAAAATGGTCACGTAGCGTATGGCCGGGGTGGTAATTTCTACCATCTACATCTACCGGGAACGCTGGCCCGCCTGTCTCTTTGCTCATTGTGATTCTCCCAGTGCTTTGGCGATGGCCCATTGCGATTCAATTTTAAGATGAGGCAGGATGTGACCTGACTCGACGATTTTTTGCAGAACAGAAAGAAGCTCAGGCGCAGCGGCGATTAAATTGGCGTCCCCGCGCTGATAAACCGTGTCGCAAACGCACTCTCCATAAACACCGAAAGTCACCTCAAGGTGGGTCAGGGATTTATTATTCCAGTGCTGACCAATTTCATTTACTGTCCACGGACCGGGCGTAAATTTCTCTTTCATCCAACTCTCCACTTATCCCATTGCTCTTTATTGAGCGTTACAGCCAGCTTGTTATCAGCTCGCTCACCGTTGTCTTTTAACTTCTCAGCACGCCATGAGAGCCGCAGGCCTGCACTGTGACGCGCCACTTACCATCTTTGCGATTGACTATCATTGCGTGCTCCGGGCGTAAAAAAGGCCGCCTGGTGGCAGCCTGTTATCTGAATCGGTTGCGGTAGGCTTCCTTTGCCATAGCCCGCGCTCGTTGCTTTGTGTGTCCTTTCCTGGCTAGCGATGCTGCTGCGCCATCAATCCACATTTTTTTGGCCCCCTTACTGCTTCGTGAGTCGATATCTGACAGACCATTGCTATTCATCTCTCACTCCTGCGGCAGCGCCGCTGTTGACTAGCTAACCTGCTCACAAGTCTCCGTTACCACTACCACGGCAGACTCAATATCGGCATCCTCACACTCAAGGCGACGAGCGGCTCTTGTTGCCTCTGTCAGGCAATCGAATGTTTCACCGAAATATGAAATCTCGCCTTCTGAATCTTCAATCTCTATCGAATACATGATCACTCCAGCATGTGCGGCAGCGCCGCTGTTGAAGGCCGACTAAGCGGCCTAGTGAATTGCATCGTTTAGCATTTCTTCAATGGTTTTCTTGCTGCTTTCTATCAGAGAAATCTGCTCGTTGAACTTCTCTTGAAAGTGGTTACGGTTTCTTTCTGATGCAGCAAAGAGCCGCTCTTTTATTTTGGTAAGCTCTACAGCGTTAAACTCAACTCCCATGCGGCTGCATGCTTTGATTTCCTCAATGCTAAGGCCATTGCCATTTTTATTTTCTATTCGCTCAAGGGCGATGCGCTTTACGCAGCACCTTGCCTCATCAATAGTCTTGTAGAATTCGACGTCGTCATAGCCGCCACTGCCGTCTGGCCAGCGATTCACTCGCAAGGCGATGTTACCATTAGTGCTTCCGAGTAGGGAAAGCAACCGGATTCCTTCGAATTTTGTACGCCCGTGATAGTTATCAATGGACGACATATAACTCTCGAACTTCTCAATTACAGGAATCCCATAGCCACGCTTAACGGCGAATTTAACTTGGCCTGTCATTACGTCTGAGAAATGGTCCAGATCAGCTTCGTTTATGTGCTCAGAAAATGCCTTTAACTGCTTAACCATCTCTTTCCAGAAACTTAGGGTGTTACGTTGGACGTCAATTTCCTTGGCGATTTGCTCAGTCTTAAGCTTTGCATCTGCCAATGCCTTTTCCTGTCTGGACTTTTCACGCGACAGCCAAGTATCTACCGGTTGGTCATGCAGGCTTTTAACCACGAACCGCTCGCCACCAGGCAATTCATCACCTTGCTGGGTGACAAACACTTCCTGCACAATAGTTTCCGTATTGTTGAGTTGCCCCACTATGACAACCTTGCGGCCATCCGATAAAAATTTTGTTTCCATAATTACCTCGCCGTCACTGATTCTGTTGGTTTGCGATAACCAGCGGCATAAAGCGCCACATCTGGCAGGCACATCGCACCGGACTCTTCCTTCACATCACGAACACTCGCCCCGTTGATTGCACGCGCAACCTTAGCTGTGCAGCCCTCTGACAGCTTCGTGAATGCTGCCTCAAGCTTCCTTGCCATTGCCCGGTCAGCGTCACACAGAGCTTTGTACGCTGCGTAATGCTCACCACGTTCACGCATCCGGCGTGACTTGCTGTTTTCTTTCCTGCGTTTAAAGACGATATCAACCATGTAAACCTCCCAATTGACTTTGGCGATTGGATGGCCGGTACTGATTTCCGGCATAAGGCGCTTATTCGGCGGCGTCGAGCTTGCTTATTCGCTTGAGCCATCCTCGTGAGTCAGCCACGTCCCACTGCGCATCAGCCTGCGCATTCATCCAATCCCAAAGGCTACTGCGCTTTGGTCTACCGCAAGCGGCGGTAGAAATCCTCGTTGTTAAAGAGCGCGACATCGTGTCGGTGGTGCGGAGCGTCCTGCTGATGGGGTAAATATTATGCGTACAGCGCAAATGCGTCAAGCGCATATTTTAGCGTGTAGCTGTGTTTTGGCATGATGTTTATGTATGCGCATGAAACAGAAGGGGATTTATTTTTTTGCAGATATGCATTAGGCACAAAAAAACCCGCTCAGGGCGGGCTTTTATGCAGAAAGGGGAGGGTTAACCGTGGCGCCTGTATTGCTGTGACTGGCTAAGCATGACGCGCCCTGCGACATGGAGCATGTCCATTTCTTCTTCAGTAATGGACCACTCGCGGTAGCGCGGGTTATCTGAGATAACTATCAGTTCGCTCTTCACCTTTTGTAGGCGTTTAACAAACATATCCCCGTTAAAGTCGAAAACATAAATTCCATCTCCATCGAAGTTGCACACTGCTACATCGACAAAAATCAGATCGCCAGGCTCAATGGTTCCTTCCATGCTGTCGCCGCGAACGTTGATCAGCTTTACGGAAGACTCCGGTCGATTTCCGAATATCACCCTTGCCTGGTCAGGCACATATTCAATGGACCTTATGACTTCAATGATATCTTTCGAGGGCGAGCCATCTCCTGCGCTGGCTGAAACATCAAGCACATCAATCCTGTACACATCATCTCTCCCCTTTTTCTTAATGGAACTAATACTGTATGAATCTACAGTATCATTAGCCTCACTAGAAGAGAATAGCTCACTTACAGGAACTGAGAGGGCTGCAGCTATTTTATTCAGAAGCTGCTCACTGTAGCCCTGAACACCGCGCTCCAGGCGCGATAGGTTACCCACGTCGCTTTCAACGCGTAGCGCCAGCTCACTGAGCGTCATCTTATTCGCTTTGCGAATCTGTCTAATTTTTTCGCCTATTTTCATGACGTACATCTAACCTTTTTTATGCGTCACGCGCAAAGCGCCTTGCGCAAATTTTCAGTTTCGCATATTATGCGTATAGCGCATTTAGGAGGTGCATTATGTCAACGCCATTACGGAAAATGCGTGTGCAGAAAAAACTGACAATCGCAGAGGTAGCCATCGCCACACAGCTGGACGTTGGAAACCTCAGCCGAATCGAAAGGGGAATGCAGGTTCCCTCTCTTGAAACGGCGGAGAAATTGTCTCGGTACTTCAAAGGGAAGATTACCGAAATGCAAATTCTGTACCCGCAGCGATACATGAAGGCTGCTGACACGGCAGCATAAGCAACACCGCTCTTTAAAACTCTGAACCGCTCTGCCGCTTGTAGAGCAACCAATGCGACACCGCAGGGTGATCGCACGTAACTAATTCAACATGGAAATAATACGCAATGGACCACGCAAACTACAGCAAACCGACTCAGCGCGAGATTGACCGTGCAGAGACTGACTTACTGATTACGCTCTCCCAGATTACCGGGCGTCAATTCGCTGAACTGGCGGGATGGCATGAGACAAAGGTCAGCAGAATGAACTGGCGGGATATCGCAACGATTTTCTGCATTGCCAGGATGGCAGTAGAGGTAAGCCCGATAGGAAGGGCGATTCAAGGCGCTTATCAGGCGATAGGCAATAAAAAAGCCCCTGCGCGAACAGAGGCTGATTCACAAATCACGATGTCGTTTTAAGCACAAACAACAGGAGTAATTATGACAAAAAAGCGCCGTTCTTACCAGGACAAACCGCATAAAAACATACTTCGTGACCGCTACCTTTGTGATTTCGCACAGCCTACCAGGCTTCGACTTGAGTGGGATCGCGTAAAGAAACAGGCAAAGGAGAATGGTCATGAGTAACGTCAGAAAACTATCCGATTATAGGCCTCCATTGGAGGTCGTGGAGCGTAAAGTGGCGCAGCTTGAAGATGGTTTCTTGCGCCTTGCGAACGAGCTACTCGATGCGACGATGTGCTCTGGTTTGCCAGAGACTGAACTCTGTGTCGTCATGGCCGTCTGGCGCAAAACGTACGGATTCAGTAAGAAAATGGACTGGATTAGCAACGAGCAGCTTGAGGGGATGATCGGAAAGCATCTTACTCATTGCTCAACTGCAAAAACCAGTCTCGTCAGGAAGAAAGTCCTGATTCAGGAAGGCCGGAAAGTTGGCGTGAATACCAATATTGCTGAGTGGGAAACCAAGAATAACGGATTCTGCAAAACATTAGCTAAACCTGCTAAGAAAACATTAGCAGAAGTAGCTAACAGACCTTCGCAGAAGTTGCTAACCACAAAAGACAATATACAAAAGACAAAAGACAACACCCCCCTTACCCCCCAGGGGGAGGAAATGGACGAAATCAAAATCCAGGAATGCTGGAATGAAATCGCCATCAAGAAAAACTACGTCAAATCGCTGGGACTGGCTGACTCAATCAAACGGCACCTGCGCAGAAACTTCACCGCATACCTTCGGCACTGCAAGAAAATCAAAAAAGAACATCCCAAGTCGATTACCGAGTTCAGCTGCACATACCTGTCCCGCGGATTCGCTGGGTGGGCAACCGGGCATCACTCTGGCGAGAACGACAGGAAATGGCGGGCAGATATTGAGTTCGCCGTTCGTAAATCAACGTTTGAGAAAATATTTTACAGCGGAGACTGACCATGGAGTCATACGAATTTGAGGAGCAGCTGGTCGGGGCGATGATGTTTAAGGGCGATCACATTGACTGCCGGGATATCATTGGAAAGCTCCCCGCTGAAGCCTTTGAGAACCATCACCTGCGAAGCATGTACGAAGTCATCGGCGCTTTGATTAACAAAGCCGAGCCTGTTGACCCCTTCAGTATTCAGTCTGGCGTTGGCGAAGAGACTCGTAACATGGTTCTTGCTCTCTCGATGCGGTGCAAGTCTGGAGCAAACATCAAAGCGTGGGCAAAGCGCGTACGTCAGTGCTGGATGATTCGAAAGGGCGTCTCTGACCTGATGCAGGCAGTTGATACGCTGCGCAGTGCAGGCGTTCACGATATCAATGACCGGATATCAGATGTGACGGGGATCCTGTCGCGCTTACAGTTCGAAACCAACGACCGACTGCCTCGCCGGATAGGTGACCTGATGGACGATTACATGGACGTTCTGGAAAAGCGCATGAAAGGGTCAGAGTCAGGGCTTTATCTGCGAACCGGTATTGAGCCGGTGGATGATGAGTATGGCGGCTTCGATCGCACTGACCTGATTATCGTTGCCGGAAGGCCCGGCATGGGCAAGACGGAGCTGACGATTAATATCGCTAACTCAATCGGCCGTCAGAAAGGCAAAGGGCTTTTCATCTCCATGGAGATGTCTGATATGCAGGTGGTTGAGCGTCATGTGGCTGACAGGTCCGGTCTTTCAATAGGCGTGCTGAGAAACCCTCTGGACATGCAGCAGGAACACTACACGAAGCTCACAGCAGCCACTGGCACGCTGATGGATGAGAAAAACTATGTTCTCGACGGATCATTCACAGTGGACGAAATCATCGCTCAAGCTGAGCGAATGAACATGGGCGATGAAGGGCTTAGCTTTCTGGCAATAGACTACCTGCAACTGATACCAAAACCTAAAGCTGAGCGGCCTGACCTGGCAATCGCAGAGATTACGCGAAAGCTAAAACAGTTCTGCCTTCGCAACAAAGTGCCCGTCATCCTACTATCCCAGCTCAACCGAGGCGTCGAATCCCGTTCAGAGAAGCGACCGACTTTGGGTGACCTGCGCGAGTCTGGAGCAATTGAGCAGGATGCCGATGTGATTATCTTCCCCTACCGGGACGAGGTTTATAACGAGAACAGCGACCTCAAAGGCATTGCGGAAATTATCATTGGCAAGTACCGCTCCGGCCAGCCAAAGACGTTTTATATGGGTTGGAAGAATGGACACTTCGTCAACATCGAGCAGGAAGATGCGGCGCGGAGATATGCAGAAAACCAGAAAGAATCTGCCAGCCAAAACGACTGGAGAGGGTGAAACCATGAACAAGAAAGAGCGTGAAGAGCACATCATTAAAATGATGGTTCTGACTCAGAAGCTAAACGAGTGGACTTTAAACATGAGCCTGAAGTTAATCCAGGAAAAAAGCAAGCAGGTGAAACCATGACAATCCCAATGTTCATATGCGCCATTGGTGGTGGATTAACTGGATCCTCATATGCCGCTAATTCTGACACTGGAGTTATATGCGGGACGATATACATCTGCACTGGTTTGATTATCACAGCTATTCAGCATTACGGGGTGAAATCATGACAGGCCAATTGCCAAAAGTTATCTCGCAGAGCGAGATGCAGATAGTTCCAGGTTTAACCATCACTGTGATGGTGCTGGATAACGGGCGCCGGATTATTCCTGCTGAAGATATGCATCGGGCATGTGAATGGCTTGGTATGGATTTGGCAGATTTTCTTCAGCAATCAGTTGTAGCAGAGCAGGTGAAATCATGACAACAGCACAGCAGTTAATCCACCACGACATAGCGCAAAGCAACCGCATCATGCAGCGCTATTACAAGTCATCATCACTTCCATTTATCGAGAAGCGCAAGCACAAGCCTGAGGCATGCAAATACCGCCGTGACCGCGTGCTGCACGCAATCATGAATCGTGAGATGGAAAGGGTGCTCCGCATTATCGGGGCCGGGCAGCCAGCCAGAGGGGAAGAAAAATGAAATTAACATGGAAGCGTAAGACAGCGAGACATTCTAATGGCGAGGACCTTTATGTAGGGAGGTGGGTTGTCGGCTCAGTTAACTGGAGCTCTCTGAGCCGTTCGATGCCTAACTACGATGTAACCTGCTTACTACCAGGGATAAAAACGCATCTTCCGGGCAATGATTCAATTGAAGAAGCAAAGAAAACCCTCGAGCGCGCAGTGGGTCATTGGTTCTCGAAACTCGATGAGGAGGCATACTGATGGACTACAGCAAACTGAGTGACAACAAAATAAATGCAGAAGTGGCGCTTCACTGGCTGGGGAAAGGTAACTTCGGATTAATGAATGGCGCTGTGGAAACATTCGGTGGAAGTTTCAACCCCTGCAACAACCCCGCAGACGCCTGGCCGATTATCCAAAAGTCTGGAATAAGTCTTGTTTACGATGGCGATGACTGGCTGGCTCTCCACTTTAGTCGACCATCACTAACCTACCCCAGCGACCACAGGAAGCACCCCAACAAGCCTTTCAGAGCGGCTTTAATTTTGTGGTTGATGATGCAGGAGAGTGAGTGATGGTAATCGGAGGATACACACTCGATCTTTACTGCGACTGTAAGGCCTGCGCAGCCATCACTCTCCTTACAGAGTACAGGAGCGAGGAAACAGGATTCCGACAATTCTCCGGGCAGACAAACGGAGAATGCATTCGAACTGCGAAGCAAAGTGGGTGGAAATTTTACAGCAACCGGACCAAGTGTTTCGCGCCTGGTCATGAGGTGGGGTGAGGAATAATGCACCAGACATACACAACAGAACTTATCGTATCGGGCCTACTAATTTTAGTAGGCCTTTTAGTTTGGCGCTGGGCGGGGAGGGATGGGTGATGGATAAGATTAATTACGCAGACTGGATGACACTTACACTTACTGTCATCGCTTATCTCTGGATAATCAGAAACTCCTGCACATGGATTCTGAAGGTGGCTGCAAGGGAGTGGTCGAATCGGCGAGAGAAGGACCGCAGGCAGCGAGCTGTCAATGAGCTTTATGACTCTTTCAACCTCGACACGCTGGAGTCAGGCAGCACAATGCGCATTACAACCAGAGGCAGCCTGGTGCTGGTTATGTATCGAGCGGAGACCAAATCATGACAGCAGAAATTATCCCAATTAAACAGCCCGACCATCTGAAAGAGATTCAAAACGCCTTACTGCTTCTGAAGCTTTTCAACATGGAGGGCGGCCACAGCCCGCAGGTAATCGATGAAGTGATTACTAAAGGCCAGATTCACGCAGAGAAATTGCGAGCACAACTGAACCGGAGGTGAGCGTGGAGAAACAGACGTTCTTCCTGCGAAGTGAGCAAGTGCGACGAAACCTGATAGACCACATCAACAGACTACCGACCGACCCCGCCAGACCAATCGAAATCGAAGTATCCCCACCGAAAAGAACCCTCTCACAGAACAGGAAAATGTGGCCGCTGCTGCATGACCTGGCTGTGCAGGTGACGTGGTTCGGTGAGAAATACGACGAGGACGACTGGAAGGATTTAATCACCGCACTGGTTGCGAAGATGCACAAACAGGAGCAGCGCACGGCACCCGGCATCGGCGGTGGCGTGGTCATGTTTGGTCAGCGTACCAGCAAGATGCGCGTACAGCAGATGGTTGAAGTGATTGAGGCCATTTACTGGTTCGGAACCGAACACGGAGTCAGGTTCAGCGAAGACTCCCGCCAGCACATCGAATGGGCACAGCGGTGGGGCGAAACTAACAAGCAAAAGAAGGAGGCATAAATGACCGTTCGGCAAAGCATTATCGACATACTCAGCAGCTCACCCAAGCCAATGAGTGCTTCAGCAGTACATGACCACATGCAGTCAGCGGGCTACTCCAGAAAAGACAGCCGCGCGCGACTATCGAAAATGGTTGAATCGGGCGAAGTGTTACGGTGCGAGGGATTTTACAGACTGGCCCGCTACATAAAGCCATCAGGAGTAAACCTCATTTTTGAGCAGTGTAGGAAGAACAGCGCGATTTATCAGTTAGACCAGCGGCTGCGCGAGGTGCGCCAATGAGCCGGCAGAGAGTTTCCGCAACACAGCGAGCAATCGACTCACTGATATTCACCCCTACAGCCAGAAGCCGCAGCAAGCGAAAGTTGGTACCGCCAGCGAGCCAGGTAACCACCTACGACTATGTGTACACGCTGCTCCGGGCGAAGTTCGATCGAATGAGGAGGACGCGATGAACCAGCCAGCTGACCGGGCCTGTGCTGATTGCGGCCTTTCACTGTCACCCGATGAAACCTGGGTGTGCGAAGAATGTGACTCGCTCTACATGATGATTGGCTATGAAGTTATTGAAAATGTCAGGAGGGAGGATGGCGACAGTCATCAAGAAACCGAAATCCCGTAAGCCGAAAAAATGCCCCATCTGCTCCAATGAATATCTCCCCTGGTCATCCACTCAAAAAACCTGCCTTGACTGGCAATGCGGCCTGGCATTTTCACGCCAGCAGGAAGCCATTAAATCAGAGCGTGAAATTCGCAAGCAGGAAAAGCTACAGCGTGATGATTTGCGTGAGCGAAGGGAAAGATTAAAGGGAGCTGCAGAATGGCAGAAGGAGGCGCAGGCGGCGTTTAATCGCTACATCCGATGGCGTGATTATTACAAGCCCTGCGTGAGTTGCGGCGGGACACTTCAGCACCGGGGGAGTTACACAACCGGCAGTGCAGTCGATGCCAGTCACTACAGGTCACGCGGCGCTGCATCACATCTCAAATTCAACGTGTTCAACGTCCACTCAGCATGTACCCGGTGCAACAGGCAATTAAGCGGCAATGTCGTGGAATATCGGACCCGGCTCATAGAACGAATCGGCATCACTCTGGTAGAGCGCATTGAGTCCGACAACACACCGCGAAAATTCACCATCGATTACCTGAAGCGTGTGAAAGCAATATTCACGCGGCGGGCCCGTCATTACGAAAAGCTGCGTAAGCGGCAAATGGAGTGTGCAGCATGAGCGAATATCTAAGGCAAAAATGGCTCCTTCTAAGAATGTACCGCACCAAATCATCCTTCCAGTTCGACTATCGGATTTTGCAAAACTTCAGCCACATCATGAGGAAGGCCACATGACCTGGTTAACCAAATTACTCAGCCACTTCAAGCCAGTAACTCCAACCATCCAGCCTACAAATGTTCAGTCATGGGAAGTTACTCCAAAGGGGAAGAAGCGATGAGAATCGAACGTGACTATCAGTTGGTAGTACGCCTGGCCGATGTCCGCACCGCTGCAGACATGCGCCGTCTCTTCGGTACTGGATGGAAGACGATAAACCGATCGCAACAGGCATGGATTCGCCACCTGCTAACCGTATGGGGCGACCACCTATCCGGAGGTGAGTACGAGCGCGGGCAAGTTAACGTGATAGGGCGTCTCATGATGCGTTGCGAGTGGAGCGAGCAGAAAGCCAAACAGATAGAGAGGGTGGTAACAGAGCTTCACTGTGAGGGCTACAGAGGGGAGGAATTGATGCGAAAAGCTCGCGATATTCTGGTTCCGCAATCATCCGCAAGCAACATCATCGCTCTCGCCAAAGAATCAGATGATGCTGCTTTCATGGAATCAGTAATCGTAAAGACGTTTGGCAGAGACAACCCCATCCGCTCTGTAGCCAGATTACGATACTGCAAGTGCAAGAGCGCGCAAAACATTGCTCAGAGCCTGATTTACTTCACCGGGATTACACCGAAGGAGGCAAGAAACAGAATTGAATGGGCGCAGGATATCCTTGAAGGAGAATTGTTTTATGCCGTTAAGCGCGAGCAGGAGAAAGAAATTACTGCATTAGCTGCTTAATAGCACGAATTGCTAAAGACAAAGGGCAATAAACCTGGCACATTGCAGCTATGCTCGGGAAGCAAAGCGAACTGAGCGCGGTGATGCAGCAAGCCACTGGGTGGATATATGTCGGGCATGCGCTTAAATGCCACCAATGACCAAATAAAGCCTCGGTTAATCGCCGGGGCTTTTTTGTTTCTGCACAACAGGTAAGGGCATTAGGCAGACGGCAATCAGCATTCCCCGAATAGCGCAGATGCGAAAGTTTGGTGCGGGTTGTGACGATGCTCGCCAGTGCTCTTTCCGTTGTGATGTAACTTAATTCCCGCTTGCGGGTTAGATGGGTAGAGTAATGCATTAACCGGGATACCGGCAGGGCAGGCATGATGCTAATGCTGAACCTGAGTGCGGGTTCGAGTCCCGCCATCACAACTATATTCAAAGGTCGCCACAGAGCGGCCTTTTTCTTTTTTGCGCCCTTCGAATCAACCTTCAGATACCCATGACAGCTCGTTGCGGCGCACTTTAAAAAAAATCCGCACATTGGCGGATTATTCGGTTAGCTACCTCACGGCACAAGGCGGGCTCATCTCTAGACAAGGTGAAGCATAACCGGACTTGTTCAGCTTATCTTCTAGACAATTCCTATTTGGACAAGTCCCCTTAATACGGGGGGTGGAAATTGAAAATCATGCCAGACAAAATCGCATCAGGCGCCAGCTACTGCGTGTCCGGTACTCTTGTGTGCGGAGGTGGCGTGTCGCAATGGATACATAACCTCGACTGGAATCAGATCGCAATCATCAGTGGTGTGGTAATCGGTATTGCTACCTTCCTGGTGAACCTCTACTACAAGAACCGACAGACACGCGCATATGAAGCCGCATTAAATCGCGGACTCGTACAAAGCCCACCACAGGACCAGTAACCATGGCTACATCGACTGCCCTACGCAACAAAATCATTGCTGCCATGGGTGGCGGTGCTATTGCCATTGCTGCTGCCGTCATCCCTTCACTGGAAGGCGTTGAGCATAAGCCCTATCAGGATGTCGTCGGCGTATGGACTGTTTGCTACGGTCACACCGGGGCCGACATAATCAAAAGCAAAACCTACACCGAGGCCGAGTGCCAGGCGCTGCTGAATAAAGACCTGCGAAAGGTCGCCAATCAGATTGACCCTTTAATCAAGCGCCCGATCCCCGATACCACGCGCGCGGCTCTCTACTCGTTTACGTATAACGTCGGCACCGGAGCATTCCGCCAGTCAACCCTGCTCAAGAAAATCAACGCAGGTGACACTGCGGGGGCATGTAACGAGCTACGCCGCTGGACATACGCAGGCGGTAAGCAGTGGAAGGGATTGATGAACCGGCGCGAGATTGAGCGTGAAGTTTGCCTCTGGAGTCAGAAATGAATTCCCGCGCCTGGCTGATTATCGCCGTGGAGTTTCTGGCTGCAGTCGTCGTGGTGCTCGTCCTGTCATCTCAGCTCACAAAGCAAAAGGCACGCGCTGATAATGCTGAGTCTCTCGCAAAGCAGCGGCAGGAAATCATCAATGACATGCAAACCCGCCAGCGAGATGTTGCTGCTCTCGATGCCAAATACACAAAGGAATTAGCCGATGCACAAGCTGAAACTGCTGCTTTGCAGCACAAGCTTGATAATGGTGGTCGGGTGCGCGTCAAAGGAAACTGTCCATCCCAGCCGTCAACTACCTCCGGCACCCCCAGCTTGGGCAATGATGGAACCGTCGAACTCTCTTCAGTTGCTGGACGAAACGTTCTCAGTATCCGATCTGGAATCCAGCGCGACCAGTCAGCACTGAGGGCGCTTCAGGAATACATCAACACTCAATGCCTCAAATAAACAGAGCCTGACTTAGGTCGGGCTTTTTTATGCAGTAAACCTCCGCGCGTCGCAGCGCATATCAATCCCGAGTCTTTCAGAAAGCTGAGCCTGAGAAATGCCGTATAGGTGCGGACCTCTCGGGGCGGCTTTTCTGTGCGAACAGGCTCATCTTTCTAAAAGGTATCCGTGATGAAATATCCAACCGTAGTAAATGGCATTGATTTTCGTGATCTGGTTTTCCTTACAGGTGCAGAGTCATCCACCGACACATTCAAGGTGGCAAAGGCATTCGGAAAGGATCACAAAGACGTGCTTAGAAAAGCACGCAGCGTAATCGGACAGTGCTCACAAGAATTTGCAGAGCGCAATTTTACGCTTTGCCATGAAAACAATGAGTTACAGAACGGAAAGCCACAGCCATTTTATCAAATGACGAGAGACGGCTGGACGATGCTGGTATTCAGTTTTACCGGGAAGGCCGCAGTAGCTTTTAAGGAAGCATACATAGCAGCATTCAACTGGATGGCCGACATGATTCGCCAGGGTATTGACAGCTTGGAAGCTGAACGCAATGCCGCGCTACTGGAATACATGAAAGAGAAAGATGTGGCCAGTATGTCAGGGCGCCTACTTAACCGCTGGGGAAGGGTGAAGAAACCGCAATTGCTGGCGCGCATTGAGCGAATTGAGCAGCGCGGCCAGATCACCATTCCTGGGTTGCCGAAGTAATTAGCAGGAAGTTCTGAATGACTGCACCTTACCGCATCACAGTAACCACTAAGTCAGGTGAAACCCACACAGGACTGATGAACCGATCACAACCTGAGATGGTTAACGGATTCATTGGTGTTGCCCGGGAAGATGGCGCTTGGATATACCTCGCGCCGGATGACGTGCTGAAGATGGAGTACGTGCCTGAAGTCGGCGATACAGAAACCAATGCACAATAAGATACGCGATTGGTTCATAAGCGATAAGCAAGTCGATAATTTTACAAATCATAATTCCTCCAGTTGCGGTGACAACCAGCCGAAATGGAGGTTGTTCAATTGTAGTGGGTAATTAACCCTCTATAACGTGCATCATTATTGGAGAACACCATGGCATCACCTGACTGGGAGGCTATCGAGTCGGCTTACCGGGCTGGCTTGATGTCTCTACGTGAAATCGCCTCACAACACAGCATTAGTGAAGGCGCCATACGAAAAAGAGCAAAGCGTGATGATTGGTCGCGTGACCTTGCCGCGAAGGTGAAAGAGCGTGCTGATGATCTGGTACGCAAACAAGAGGTACGCAAGCAGGTACGCGCTGAGAGCGCACTGTCAGAACGCGTACTTATTGAAGCCACCGCAGAGGTCATTGCCACTGTTCGTATGGAGCATCGCGGTGATATCAAGCGGGCCAGGCAAATCACCAATGCTCTTTTTGATGAGCTTGGCGCTGAGTGTGCTGATGTTGCTGCGCTGGAGAAGTTGGGCGAGTTGATGTTCAACCCCGACGATAAGGGGCAGGACCGCCTGAATGAGATTTATCATAAGGTCATCAGCATGCCAGATCGCGTCAAGTCGGTTAAGGCACTCAGCGATGCGCTGAAAAACCTCATCGGACTTGAGCGTCAGGCTTACGATATCGACGGACCGGAAGGCGATAACTCTGTTAAGAAACTTTCTGACCTGATGGATTCGCTGTCTCAGGGGGCGTAATGAAACCTGAGCACCTCAAGTTGCTGGCAGACAAAGACTGGCGCCTGAATAATCTCTACTGGATTACCGATAAAGAAGGAAAGCCAACACGCTTCAGGATGACTCCAGAGCAGCGCGAATACTTCGAAGGAATCCACACCCGCAACATCATCCTGAAAGCACGCCAGCTTGGTTTTACGACTGAGGTGTGCATTATCCAGCTGGATGCGGCGTTGTTCGAGTCTGCGAAGTGTGCGCTGATCGCCCACACACTTAACGACGCCAAGCGCCTGTTCCGTGAGAAGGTGAAATTCGCCTACGACAATCTGCCTGAAGAGATTAAGGCGGCTAACCCGGCCAGTAATGACTCTGCAGGGGAGTTGGTATTTAAGAAGGGCGGGTCGCTTTACGTCAGCACCTCATTTCGTGGCGGCACGCTACGCTACCTGCACGTTTCCGAGTTTGGGAAGATATGCGCCAAGTATCCAGATAAGGCCCGTGAGATTGTCACTGGTGCGTTTGAGGCAGTATCAACCGGATGCTTTGCGACTATCGAGAGCACGGCAGAGGGGCGAGCGGGTTACTTCTTCGATTATTGCCAGACAGCTGAAAAGGCCTCATTGCAGGGCAAGCCCCTTTCCCCGCTGGACTGGAAGTTCTTCTTCTTCTCTTGGTGGAAGAATCCGCAGTACGCAATCGACCCGGTAGAAGCATTAACGCAGCGCCTGGTTGATTACTTCGATGAGATGGAAGCCAAGCACGGCGTAATTCTCAACGAGCGCCAGAAAGCCTGGTACTACGCCAAAGAGAAAACGCTCGGCGATGACATGAAGCGTGAGTATCCGACGATACCTGCTGAGGCATTCCAGCAATCAGTCGAAGGCGCTTACTACGCCAAGCAGTTCCGCTGGCTCTACACCAACAAACGCATTGGCACGCTGCCTGATAACTCACACCTGCCGGTTCACACGTTCTGGGATATAGGCGTGGGTGACTCAACGGCCATCTGGTTCGTGCGTGAAGTGGGCGAAGAATTCCACATCATCGACTATTACGAAAACTCAGGTGAAGGCCTGCGTCACTACATGAAGGTGCTGAAAGACAGAGGCTATGAGTACGGTGAGCACTGGGGGCCGCATGACATCGAAAACCGAGAGTTCGGTTCTGACGCCAAATCCCGCAAAGAGCTGGCGCGCGAAGGGTACGAAATCGACGGTCAGACTTACTCCATGACATTCAAGGTTGTGCCAAAAACTGGAGTTGATACTGGTATTGAGTCCGTGCGTGAAATTCTGCCTAAGTGTGTTTTCGACGAAGAGAAGTGCGCAGAAGGCATTACCCACCTTGAGGGCTATCGTAAAGAGTGGGACGAAAAGCGCGGCTGCTGGAAAGACAAGCCACTTCACGATCATACATCACACGGCTCCGATGGGTTCCGCTATTTCGCTGTTGCGAAGAACAACCACAAGTCAGTCGGGGCAATCTTCTTCTAAGGAGCACCAGTGAGTGATTTAACAACCGGGGAGCAATTCCTCGTTAACGCCCTTGCTGATGCTGTGGGCCGCCAGCGCATGCTGTACGCAGGCATGAATGGCAACACGAAACGCACGAAGCTGTGGGATGAGTTTGGTTATCCCGAGCAAGTAGAATTTGACGGATACTATCGGGCCTACGAGCGTAACGCTGTGGCCCATGCCGCTGTGCATAACCTGCTTGATTCTTGTTGGGTAGATAGCCCGACCATCATCGATGGAGAGGAAGGTAAGGAGTCTACCGAAATCACACCATGGGAGAAGCAGGTAACCAAGCTGCTGAAGCGCCACTGGCCGAAGATCAAAGATGCTGACCGACGTAACCTGGTGGGGCGTTATTCGGCCCTGCTGATTCAGTTCAAGGATGGCGGCAAGTGGAAGCAGCCCGTCAATGTGGCAACTGTAAAGGCCTTGGGTGAGAAAGCAGTTATCCGGCTCATTCCTGCATGGGAATCACAGGTTGTACCCGGCTCTTACGTTACTGATATGCAGAGCGAACGCTACGGGCAGCCAGAGTTCTATTACTTCAATGAGCAGCCTGTCGGTGATGATAAGGCATACGGTCCAACGCGTAGCGTTCAGGTGCATCCAGATCGCATCATCATCATCTGCGAAGGCTCTGAAGATGAGAACATGCTTTCCGGCGTTCCTTTCCTGCGTGCTGGCTACAACAAGCTGCTCGACCTTGAGAAGATCTCCGGCGGTAGCGCGGAAGGTTTCCTGAAGAATGCCAGCCGTCAGTTAGGTATTGCCTTCGATAAAGACACTGACATGGATTCGCTGAAGAAGTCCGCTGTTGAAGCTGGGTTTAAAGACCTCGGCGATGCGCTGAACGATAAAATCACCCGCATGAACCGTGGAACAGATGCTGCGCTTGTAATGCAGGCTGGCGCACCTTCAGTATTATCTGTTGCAGCAGCCGACCCATCGCCATCATGGACTGTTGCCGCCAACGAGTTCTCTGCATCAATTCAGAGCCCATTCACTATTCAGTTTGGTCAGCAGACGGGAAGACTTGCATCAGATGAAGATAAAACGGCCTGGGCGAAGCGCTGCAATGGCCGCCGCTGGGGGCACCAAACAACGCTGGTGACAGTTCTGATTGAGAGGTTCTGGACTACCGGTGTAATTGCAGCGCCTGCATCTGGCGAAGTTACCCTCGCTTGGTCAGACTTACTCGCTCCCAGTGAGAAAGACAAGATCGCAAACATGCAGGCAATGGCCGAGGTGGCTCAGAAAACTCAGCAGGCCTTCGGTACATCAGCCATTGATGCTAACGAGATTCGCGCAGTGGGGGAGCTTGAGCCGATGAAAGAACCGGACATTCCCGACCCAAATAAGAAGCTTATCGACGAGGATCCGCTGAATGACGACACCAGCGCCAACCCGAATCGGGACGCCAATCGTACCGCGCAATAAAGCTGACCCCACGCAATCCTCAAGGCAGGTTGGCCGGATGTATCGAGACATAGAGTCTCGCTATCTGGACATCAAGCGCAACCTTAAGTTGCTATTCGACCAGCGCCTAACCGGGCTGGAGCGTGAAGCCAACAGCGAGCGTGGATTCATCCTCTGCAACAACGCGGGTGGCCCGGAAACGCTGTATCAGGTTAACGCTGGCACCTACATCTACGACATGACGGCCGCGCAACTTGCCGACTTGCTGCAGCGCGTTCAGCTCATTCTGGATGACGCCCTGCTGGACGGCGGCAGCCAGAACCTGTGGGCCCTTGAGTATGTCGTGGCTGAGTATGAGCGCGGTACGCACCAGGCATTCACCAATCTATCTGTACAGTCACCAGTGTACGCCCAGCAAACCACGCTGGCGCAACTACTGAGCACGCCTGCATATCAAAACCAGATAGCAGCGGCTTATGTCTCAACGTTCAGCGAGTGGAAGGGCATCAGCGATGCCGTCCGTGCTGACCTGGCGAATGTGATATCCGATGCGATTGGCCGAGGCATCAACCCACGCGAGACGGCGCAAATCATCAGCAAGCGTCTCGATGTGAGCATGTCGCAGGCCAAGAACATTGCACAGACTGAGCAGGTTGGGGCGCTGCGCAAGGCTCAGTGGCAGGAAACAGACTGGGCGCGGGAACGGCTAGGGCTGAACACCGCCATTCTCTGGCTCTCAGCACTCAAGGCGACAACTCGAATCTGGCACGCCGCCCGCCACGGGCGCACCTACACCACTGAAGAAGTCGAAGCGTTCTATGCAGAGCGCGGGAATCGCTATAACTGCTATTGCGCAAACTTTCCAGTGCTCCTTGATGATAAAGGAAAGGTCGTGAATGAAGGTTTGGTCAGCAGGTTGGCCGAAGAACGTAAGAGGTGGAGTGAATCTTAAAAAAGTTGTATTGTGCTATTTTCCATTAGGAGATAGCTCATGCAGCAAGGTTTTGGTTTCTTTGTGAAAATATTCTCTTCAGAAGAATATAGAAATGAATTTATTAAAGGGAATTTGTACATGAATCCCCTCAAGTATTTCATTGACCTTGAAGAAGAACACTCTGGAAATGTCGGTGATAAACATGAAGCTCTAAGCGCATGGTTACAGCCTTCAGAGATGAGGTTGATCTTAGAACTTAAAGGTCAAAAGTTTGAAATACCAAGTTCAGACATTGCAGCTCCAATCGCGATCAAGAGAACACACTTCGACTCTGTAAATGTTCTCTGTTTAATGTCCCTCCATTCACATGATATATCTTTGGATGGAAGCATCAGTGCTGAACAAGTTGAGCTTCTAAAAGAATACTTCTCAGTACCAGAAGATGTGGTTAATCTGGGAGAATATGCGGTAATTATTCCAAATATAGCTTTATTCTTGGAGAAGGTTAAGGTGGCCTCGCAGCATCTTGTCGATAATGGCTAGGCGTTAGAAATGATAGCTAAAGCAGTTAAATACTACGACCAAAGCCAGACGCTTTCTTTGACCAACGAAGAAGAGGCTATCTTTCACAAACAAAAATCTTATGAACACCAAAAAGAGTTCAGGATAAGCCTTGACAGGGGTAAAGGTGAAGTAAGCCCTTATGTTTTGAGGATTGGAGACCTTAATGGAATCGCCCACCCAATAATGACAAGGGATTTAAATAGCGCGTTTCAATTAGTAATTACTCCTTGTTCTGAATAACCCGCTTCGGCGGGTTTTTTATTTCCTGTAACCCATCAATGAGGACACAGCATGTCACGCATCTGCGTAAACGTGCTGTCGGTCATCAACTCCGCTTCAAACATCACCACTGAAACCATTAATGGCGCAGAGCACATCGTCGTGAAAAACGTCGTGCCTGTCCGTGACGGCATTGTGCTGAATGGCGGATTGTACCCGGCAGAAGAAAACACGAAGGGCTACAAGAGCCTTGAAGATAAACCCATGCCTTACGGTCATCCGAAGGTCGACGGTCGCCACGTTAGCGCCAGCAACGTCAGGGCGGTGAATGAATACCACATTGGCGCATACACCCGGAACGTCAGGAAGGAAAACGGTCAGGTACTGACGGATGCAGTCATTAATCGCCGATTTGCTGAAGGTTCCGAGAAAGGCCGAAAGGTGCTGCAGCGCCTTGACGACATGGCGGCAGGAAAGTCTGTCGAGCCTATAGGTATCTCCACTGGCCTGCTGCTAAACCGCATTGAGGCAAAGGGCGAGTCCAACGGCAAACGCTACACCTGGATCGCCACCAATCAGGTTTATGACCACGTTGCCATCCTCCTCGACGAGACGCCAGCCGGAACGCCGGAGGAGGGGATTGGCATGTTCGTTAATGCCGAAGGCGACGAAGTTCAGGTGGAAACGGTAAATCTCTCCGATTGCGATACGCCTGACCCACAAGACCCCGCTTTCAAGCAGATGTTCAACAACTTCATGGCGTTTTTCAGCGCCAACAACAAGCCCGTCAAAGAGGAAGCAAACCCGATGAAAGAAATCATCACCAACGCGCTGAAAGCGAAAGGCAAAGAGGTTGAAGGTAAAACCGAAGCCGAGCTGATGGATGCGTATAACCAAATGGTCGCTGAAGACGCAAAGGCGAAAGCCGACGCTGAAGAAAAGGCGAAGAAAGAGAAAGAGGAAGCTGATAAAGCAGCTAAACAGCCAGCGGCCAACGCAGAAGAAATGCCAGCGTGGGCGAAGTTGCTCACAGAGCAGGTATCTGCGCTTAACAGCCAGTTCACTGCTAACTCTGACAAAGAGAAGGGCGAAAAACGCGCTGCCGTGAAAGCTAAATTCGGCATGACCGATGTCGCTGTGAACGCGCTGAACGATGAACCTTTGAATGAGCTGTTTGCTCAATGCCAGACCTCCACTGGCCTGAACGGTACATTCCGTCAGACCGCTATCAACCAATCAGTCAGCGAAATGCCGGAGTAAATAATGGCTAAAGATGGAAAGCACGTAATCCACGCGGGCGGCGTATTCCCTAACCCACTGCTCAATCGTGAAGGTGCAGCCGCAGCTGCAACCAAGCCTGGAACGATCGGTTTCTTTGATGCGGGCAAGTTCACTGCATCAGTTGCAGGTAACGAGCAGGCAATCCTGTACGTAGCAAATTACGACTATCTGCGCTGTCTGACCGTGGATGACAACATCCCGGCCGGAGAGTTGGTGGTTGGCATCCAGCCACTGCAGGGAATGTTCCTCAACGTACGCGCGGCAGCGGGCACCTATAAAAAGGGTCAGCCTCTGTCAATTGTGAATGGGCAAGTCAAGGCGCAAGCCGGTGATGAGTCAATTCGTTGCTATGTCGAAGAAGACAAAGCTTATACCGCTGCTGCAGGTGACCTGCTGCGCGTTGTGATTAAGTAAGGAGCACCTGAATGTTTGTATTTTCCCGATCTTTGGGCGAGCGCACTGGCAACCTTGAGGTTAACCAGTCCCAGTTCGCCGAGCTTCAAATGGCACGTAACGAAGGCATGCAGGCCGCTGCAGATTTCATTGGTCGTGTTCGCGGCATCCGTGAGGACTCGGGCCGAGTGGAAGCAGTGAACGCAGTTGACGATATCCGCCGCCTGTATCGCGCTTTCGACACCACTGTACTTGCTCAATTCGAGCCAACCACTCAGTTCACGCTGCTGAACGATCTGATGCCGCTGTCTCGCTCTGTTCGTATCGAGCAGTCACGGTATGACTATGCACGCACTGGCGGCCGTGGATGGGCACACACTTCCATGTCAGGCCAGATCGGTGCCGCTCTGGATGCTAAGAGCTACACATTCGACGGCACCATGGTTCCGGTACATGACTCGGGCTTCAAGTTCACCTGGCGTGACCCGATCTTTAACAGCCCATCAGCACTGCAGTCTCAGGCTGATGCACAGCGCGGTTCTGTCGAAGACGTACAGCGCCAATACGTTGATTACATGTTCAACGGCTTCCGAGATTCAGAAGGCAACTACGTTAAGTTTGATGGCCTGACCTGGAAAGGCCTGAAGGCTGACGAACGTGTTGCTCAGGTGACGCTGACCTTTAACTTCGCAACAAGCACCGACCCGGTAGCGCTCCGCACTAACGCTATCGCACTGCGTGACGTATTTCGCGTGACCAACAGCCAGTACGCGCCTCAGACCTGGTATGTTTCAGCTGAAATTATGTCGAACCTTGAGCGCTATTTCGATGTGAATGCAACCCGCACGGTGATGGAAGAAATTCTGAAGCTGTCTGGTATCGCAGGCATCAAAGAAGACGCTCAACTCTCAGGAAACGAAATCCTTATCGTGCCACTGACTGCTGGTGTAATTGCCCCAATCGTCGGCCAGGCGATCGGTACTGTTGCTGACCCGCGCCAGTTCTATAACAGCGACTACATCTGGCGCACGTGGGGTGCGATGGGCCTGATGGTTAAGCAGGACATCAACAACAAATACTCCGTAATCCACGCTTCCAGCTAAGGAAAAAACATGGCACTCGTAAAAGTATTAGCAGCAAATATCTTTGCCGGTGCCAGCTTCCAAAAACTGGAGGCTGGGCAGGTTTATGACGTTGATGATGCGGTCGCTGAGAAGTGGATCGCCACTGGAAAAGCTGACAAAACCAGCGAGAAGAAAGGCGAGAAGCTTACCTTCGAAGTGGCTACACCATCTGCGCCAGTTAGCACCGACACATCTGTGCTGCAGTCGAAACTGGATGAAGCGCTTGAGCAGCTTAGGGCAGCCCAGGAATCAGCAGTAGCGAAAGAAAAAGAGCACGCCGACGCACTGGAGGCCGAGAAGAAACGCGCTGACGATGCGGAAGCGGCTCTGTTAGCAGCAAACAAAAAGGATAAGTAAACATGGCAGTGCAGATAACGGCGGCGCAGGTTAAACAGCAGTTATCTGCGCTGGGTTACTCCGTACCGGACTTCATGATTGATGCCTACCTGTGCAAGCTAGCCAGTATCAGCATGTGCCTGGAGGCGGCTGGCTACGATGAATGCGACCTGATGCTGATCCAGGTGTACGCCGTGACGTTGATGGCTATCACCGCATACAGCCAGCGCATCAAATCACAGTCAGCGCCTTCAGGGGCGTCCCGATCTTTCGATTACAGCGGTGATGTGAAGACTATGCGCAACACTTTCGATGCACTGGATACGTCTGGATGCACTGCAGGATTACCGATTGATGTCGGTAGCAGCGTGGGCTTCTTCGACGTCGTGGGTGGCTGCTGATGGACATACCAGCATCATTGCGTTTGCCCCGAAAATTCCAGCGCGTGTGGGTGAAGACCGATAGCGGGAAGGAAACTACCGGCTATGTGAACGCTGCGGGAGAGTGGCGCATTAACTGCCCGCGTATTGCAGCTGAGAATCCCACTGTCGTGAGCTGGAGGGAGTGACATGTCATCTTTAGCTAACTGGTCATACACCGCGCCTTGCACCATCTGGCGAAATCTCGGTATTGATGAGTATGGCGACTCTCTCGGCTGGTCGGCACCAGAAATAATCATGTGCGATTACGGTGGTGGTTTATCGGCGAGGATTGGCAGTATCGGCACTGAAATCGTGGTGAAGAATACTTTCTGGTCTGAGTATTCCGAGGCTAAGAAGGGCGATTATCTACTCATTGGGGAATCTTCTGAAGCCGATCCGATGGCAGCTGGTGCCGACGAGGTTATGCAGGTAATCCGGTATGCCGACACATTCGAGCGGACCGCTGACGACTTCGCAATTCTGACAGGAGTCTGATATGGGCGTGAAAGTTAAAGGCATCCGTCAAGCTCAGCATAACCTCAATCGTCTGGTGGGTGATATTCAGGGCCGTAAAGCGGTGAGGGCGCTGCAGAGCGCTCTGATTATCGGCTCATCGCAGGCTGCGCTATACACGCCTATCGACACCTCAACGTTAATCAACAGCCAGTATCGCGAGCTAGATATCAAAGGTACGCGGCTAACCGGGCGAGTGGGGTACTCGGCTAACTATGCGGTTTATGTTCACGATCCTAGTGTGCCGCAGACCTTCCGCCGGGCTACGGCGCAGAAAGAGTTCCTGACAAAGGGATTCGAAGATACTCGCGAACTCATCGACCGAACCATTAAAAAGGAGATGAGCTTGTGACACCCCCCATGCACCAACGTGTTAAAAACCTACTCGTCGGCGCTGGCCTCGCTGCGGGTTACACGGTTCAGTCACTTATGTGGAATGACACAGGAGATCTGAAGCAGCGATTCCTAGTATTCCGGCCGAATGGCGGCACTGCAGTAGACCGCGATATAGGCTCCGACCATTACGTGCTCGTTGACCTAATTACCGGAAAATCATCCGGCGATTACGCAAAGTCAGAAACCGATGTGCAGGCCATCATCGATTACGTGCAGCAGAACCCAATCAGCGACCCTTGTGTCGGTCAAATCACCAACATGGGCGGCATACCTTCACCAACCCCCACGACTGAGGGGCGAATGGTCTGGCGCCTGCAATTTGCCTGTTCTTACGGCGAAAGTTAATCAAAGAGGAATTATCCATGGCAGCAAATTGCCCAACGGACAACACAAAGTTGTTTGGCCGCGCCATTGTGCTCGAAGTAGCCGATGGTTGTGCAGATACAGTGCCGCAGGAGTCCGAGTGGAAAGCTCTGGCTGCAGGCACAAGTAAAGGCTTCGACTTCTCCCCGAACAGTGTGACGTCGGATGCTGATGACACCAAAGGCTACCAAGAAAGCATCGTAACAAATGCTGACTTCACTATCTCATTTGAGGGCGAGGTGCGCCGTAACGATAAGCTCGACCAGTATGGCGTTGGTCGACTGATTAAATATTTCAACACTGAAATTCAGGCCGCGCGCCAGCCTACTTTGTGGGTTCGCATGGAGTTCGGTCCTGTCACGTTCCAGGGCTACATGCTGATCAACGCATTGAGCTCTGACGGTGGCACTAACGATATCATCACCTTCTCCACAGAGTTCAAGGTAGCGGCAGCCGATACTATCCAGGTGGTAGATACGGATGACAGCGTTCCGGCTACGGGTGTAACAGTAACCCCGGCCACTACGTCTCTGGCCGTCGGTGCAACGCGCCAGCTGACCGGAACCGTACTGCCTGCTGATGCAACAGATAAATCCGGCGCCTGGACAACCTCGGATGCGACAAAAGCAACGGTCAGCTCTACCGGGCTGGTTACTGGTGTCGCAACCGGAACCGCGACAATCACCTTCACCTCTACTGACGGTGCGTTTACTGGCTCTACTGCGGCGACCATCACCGCATAACTGCCATTTCAGGGGCTTCCACCTGGTGGCCCCGAAAATGTCTGTTACCGGATTAACCCATGACACCCTACAAAGAGATTGGCGAGTGCCTTATCACCGCTGGAGAGGATGAATATTTCTTCCGGCCATCATTCGCCGCAATGAGCCGCATTGGCGAGCCACAGGAGGTCGTGCAGGCATTCTATGACCTGAACAACGATGAGGTTACACCGCTGCTTCAGCGAGGAATGGATGCATACGGCACCATCCCCGCATGGCTGCTAACTCATGTGAGCCGCAGGGAGATTGGTAAACCCGCAATTATGGCCGCAATGAGCGTGTTGGCTGCGTGTTGTGAGCGTGACCTTTCGCGGCTAATCGGTGAGATCATCCCCGGCAAGTCTGGCAAATGGACGTTCGTCTGGCGAAAAGGGGCGATGCCACTGAGTGACATGGTGCTGATCGCCCAGTCACTCATAACCCACGGCATAATCGGCAAAGCGAAAGTGCGACAGCTTCAACGGCATGAGAGCAACAAAGCTACTACTGAGTTCAACGCCTTCGAGTACATAAGCGCCGCACGTAACCACTTCGGCATAAGCCGGGATGAAGCGGAGCAGCTCTCGATGACAGAATTTCAGATGATGCTGGCCGCGAAATATCCCGAGCAGAAAGGCTTCACACGTGACGAGTACGAAGCGGTTGCTGATGACTACCTGGCGAAGAAGGCGAGGCGGCTGGCGAAGTTATCGTAACTTGCGGGCCTTTGCTTTTAGCTGATGGTAATATTGGTTCATTATTTGCACAGAAGAGAATATCCAATGCCAAAGATTAAAGTTCACGCATCTAATTTCGAAAATATAGAAATGAGCATCACAGGTGGAGTTATTTTCATCAAAAGGAAATGGACTCAGCTTGTTGGTGACCGCGTGGAACCTGCCTCAGTTGTTGCTCTCGATGTTGCATCTGAGGATAGTGTAAAAAAGATTGGTGGCTCTCTTGGCTGGGGCGCGGTCGGCGGCGTGTTGATGGGGCCATTAGGTCTGATTGCAGGAGCAATCCTCGGTGGTAACCGAAAGGATGTGATATTTATTGCTGAGCTTTCAGAGGGACGCAAGTTTATGGCGACAACAGACTCCAAAACTTACACCGAACTCCAAGCGAAAAGCATGCGGTTCTGATAAGAAACCAAAGATTACGAAACCTCGCTCCGGCGGGGTTTTTTTATGCCCGGAGATAGATGAATGGCGAGCGAACAACAGGTTGGTAACATTGTTTATGAAGTAGAAATGAACGTCGCCAAGCTCATTGAGTCACAGCAAAAAGTTAATGACCGCCTCGACTCAATGGAGGGCAAATTTGAGAAAACTGGCAAGGCGGTAAGCGGCACAGAGAAATCATTCTCATCACTTACCAAGGTTGCCTCTGCACTTACAGCGGCACTATCTGTACAGCAAGTGGCGCAATATGCCGACGCCTGGACGACTCTCAACAACAAGCTCGCCAATTCCATTAGAACCGGAGAAAGCCTCACCCAAGTCACACAGCGCGTGTTTGACATCACTCAGTCAACCCGTTCAAGCCTCGATGCCACAGCGTCGCTCTACGCTCGCTTGGAGCGAGCTACCCGCGAGTACGGAACAAGCGCAGAAAACGTGGCGAAGCTCACCACGATAATCAACCAGGGGTTCGTTGTGTCTGGTGCCACGGCGCAGGAAGCCGAGAACGCCATCATTCAGCTGTCGCAGGGGCTGGCATCCGGCGCGCTGCGCGGCGAAGAATTCAACTCTGTGAACGAGCAGGGCAACAGGCTGATCGTAGCCCTGGCTGATTCCATGGGCGTTTCTATCGGGCAGATGCGCGCGATGGCCGCTCAGGGCAAGCTGACAACTGATGTCGTGGTCAATGGTCTGCTGGGCCAGGGTGATGTGATCGGCAAAGAGTTTGCAAACACCACTCAGACCATCGGCCAGGCGTTTCAGGTTGCCGGAAACAACATCACTCAGTTCGTCGGCAGCTCGGCGACCGTTAAAGCTGGTGTGGCAATATTCAATGACGCGGTGATCACGCTGAGCGAAAACCTCGACGTGGTCTCCACTGTCATCCTCTCAATCACCGCCATTATGGGCTCCCGCTACGTTGGTGCGCTGGCCGCTGCAACTGCCGCGCAGATATCGAATGCGGCAGCCGCTTACCGCGTAGCAGCAGCTCAGGGCGCAATGGGCGCTGCAGCAAATATTGCCCGCGGCGCCATGGCGCTGATTGGTGGCCCGGCGGGCGTGGCCACTCTAGCAGCCGCTGCAATTTTCTATTTCTACCAGCGCGCGCAGCAGGCCAAGCAGGAAGCCAATGACCTTGCGGACAGCGTCAACGGTTTGGTTGGCAAATTCAAAGAGATGTCAGCTACCGAAGTGGGCGCGTCCATTGCGCGCATGCGAGAAAGCCTGGTTAGCCTCAGCGATAGCGTTGATGACGCGCAAAAAACTTACGATAAGGCCACTTACCGGGTAAGTGACCTGCGTAAGGAGATCGACAACTGGGGCAAAGGCACCACGCGCGGTCGCCAAGCTGCCGACGCTTTGTCTTCAGCATTGGACGATCAGTACATTGCAGCTGACGCGCTGGAAAAGGCACAGAAGCGCCTCAGCCAGACTCAAAGCGCCATCACTCTTGGTCAGGCACAGCTAACTACCGGCCTGAAAACGGGCATCGACCTTCTCAGCCGGGAAAGTACTGCAGCAGGTGATGCCGCGGGCATGATGAACCACTTCGCGCAGTCTGTGAATCTGGCAGCTAACGCTAAGGAAAAGTTCAACGCATCGAGCCTGCAGATCCCCCGCAGCGAAAAAGCAGATGACTTCAATAAGGATCTGGAAGACGAAAATAAGCTGCTGGCGATCACTGATAGGCGCCTGAGAGCCGTCACTAAAGCGCGCATGGAGGCCACTGCTAAAGGTGGCAACCTGAATCAGGTCAACACAGCTGCTGAGCTGGCTGGTCAGCAGTACGACCTGCAGGCCGCCGAAGCTGCGCGCAATTCGACGGCCAAGGAATCTGCGAAAGTTGAGAGCCAGGCGGAGCAGGCAGAAAAGCGCCGGCAGAAATCGCTGCAGGACTTAACCGATCAGATGGCGGTGGCCGAGCTGCAGTACAAAGGGCTTAACCGTGAAGCCGCTCAGCTGGCTGCGATTCAGGACTTGGGATCCGGCGCGTCATCTACGCAGATACAGCAGGCATCACAGCAGGCTGGGCTGATGTTTGATATTCAGCAAAAGGCCGCTGATAAAAAGTCTGCGCTCGAGCAGGATGCAGCAGCCACAGCCGAACGCCAGCGCACTCAGGACCTGGCACAGGTTCAGCGCCAGTTCGCTGCCGGGGATATTAGCTTTGAGCAAAGCCAGAAACGCCGGGCGGAGATCGCCGCGACATATTCCCAGCAGATTGCTCAAGCGAATGCGTCGAATGCAGTAACACCGCAGCAAGCTGCAGCCGGAACTGTCGACCCGGTGCAGGCACTTGCGAATGAGAATGCCCGCAAGCTGGCACTTATCCAGCAGTTTGAGCAGCAGAAAACCATCACCGAGCAGCAGGGGTTGGCGCTGAGGAATGCGGCTAACACTCAGTATGAAGAGCAAAGAATCGCGGCTCAGTGGGAAATCTGGCGTCAGCAAAGCGCAGGAAATGATGCAGCTGCGGCCGCGTTCGACTCATTCGCAGGCAATGCATCAAACGCACTGACCGGGATAATCACAGGGAGTATGTCAGCACAGGACGCTATGCGATCGCTTGGCTCGACCGTGCTTAACAGCCTGGTCAACTCATTCGTTCAAATGGGAGTCGAATGGGTTAAGTCAGCTGTGACTGGGGCTGCCGCTCAAACAACGGCTGTTGCCACTACCACAGCGGCCTCGGTTGCCGGAACTGCTACCACAACAGCGGCGAGTACCGCTGCAGCAGCAACGACTGTCGCAGCCTGGACGCCAGCCGCGATTGTAGCCTCCATAGGGTCATTCGGCGGTGCAGCTGCGATCGGTATCGGTGCGGTGCTCGGTGCTCTGGCTATGGGTGTTGCAGGTAAGCGCAAAAACGGCGGGCCTGTCAGCTCAGGCTCAATGTACCAAGTGGGCGAGGGTGGAATGCCTGAAATATACCAGGCAAGCAGCGGTAAGCAGTACATGATACCTGGCGATAATGGTTCAGTTATCAGCAACAAGGACATGCAAGGTTCTGGAGGTTCGGGCCTAAACGTTGTTGTGAACTTTAACGACCACAGTACCGGAGACCACAGTTATGACTATCAGGCATCACAGAACGGCAACACGCTGACCATAGATGCTTTCGTAACTGACATGTCAAATGGCGGGCCGATGAGCCAGTCCATATCTACTTTCCACAACGCACCAAGAAAAGCGCGAGGCGGCTGATGGCAATACCATACCCTGACTGGCTGCCACTGGCGCAGAAGAGCGGCAAATCACCCAGCACTGATACAGGTTTCAGGACAGAAACGCCACAGGTAGGCGCGCCAATTTTCCAGAAACTCACTGACGACTTGAAGACTACTTTCAGCCTGACGTGGATTTTTACCCGTGACCAGCACCGTGCTTTCATGCAGTGGCTGCGCAGCCCAAACTACCTCGACAACGGAAACCAGTGGTTCACGATGCGTTTGGGGACCGGATCGGGAGATACAGGGTTAGAGATGCAGGAGCTCCACTTCACAGCATATCCAACCTGGAGCCAGTCCGGCAGCATCTATACATGGACGGGTAGCGTTATCTGCAGGCAGATGAACAATTCTGACGATGACTACGACGACATTATCGTCGAACTACCGCCACCATGGGCCAGCTGGCTCGACATTATCGTCACCGGCTACCCTGACAATCGCGACCCCGAATCACTACCGAGATTACCCTGATGCCGACATTACGCGAGATACGAGCGAAGCGGCCCAATCGCATTCAGTACGAGACCATCACGTTTTATCACTCCACATTCGGCTATGTCCGCATCGTAAATAACCAGGTGTTTCCGAAAAATATCGCGGGCAGCGAATATCTGCCGTGCCGTTTCGAGCTGACAGAGAGCCAGCAGAGCAGCACCCCGGTAATCGACAGCACGCTCAAGTTCAGCCGCCTTGCGCAGGATTTCAAGCAAAAGCTGAAGGCCTGGAAGAGCTATGCGCGCATTGAGCCCATCATAGCGACATATGCCCTTTATGACGCAGATATGAGCACGCTGCTCAAGAGGTGGCGGCTGTATGTCAGTGATTGCAACATGGACGGGACTGACGTGAATGTGTCGCTATCGATGACAAATCCTTTAAACAAAAATGTGGGGAGGCCGTATGACCCGGCAGACTGGCCCGGCCTGCAAATCGGCTAGTGAATTCGCGGCACGCATGATCGGGGTGCCGTGGCGCAACCGCGCCTGCACTTTCGACGCATGCGACTGCTGGGGCCTGGTCGTGCTGTTTTATCGCCATGTGGAAGGCCGTGAAATACACCACTCGGCGGGATATGAGGCCGACAGAGATTTCATCACCTGCTTTGCTGATGAGGTTATCCACTGGCGCAGTGTGGCGGGGCCAGAAGAGGGGGGCATCTTCATTGCGTATGACGGAGATCGCCCGGCGCACATCGGCGTGATTGTTGATGGCCGGGCACTTCACAGCCGAGGAGAAAATGGCGCCGTTCGCAGCGATCGCCTGGCCGCAGTTGAGCGGATGTTTACAAAATTGGAGTACAAGGCCTATGCCGCTGATTGAGTTACAGAGAGTGCCCGGCACGCCGCGCGAGAGATTTAGCGTTACCGCTGGCACGCTGCTTTCCGAATGGCTGCTGAATGCCGACACGCACAGCGATGTTGTTGTCGTTTTCAACGGGCGGGAGCTGGGCCCGGATGACGAGGTAGGATTTGCGCTGCTTGAGGGTGACAGGGTGCAGGTTTTCGACCAGCCCAAAGGCGTGATCGGCGATGTGCTAAGTCCTATTTTCAAAGTAGTCAGCAAGGTTTTCAGCTTCCTGATGCCCAAACAGTCGTTTTCTGTGGCGGACAGCAACAGCAAAGAATCGCCTAACAATAAGCTGACCGGGCAGACTAACGTCGCACGAACATACCAGGCGCGGCCAGATGTTTACGGCCAGGTCAGGGCCTACCCGGACCTGATCCAGCAGTCCATGTTTGAGTTCATCGACAACGTCAAATATGTGACGGAATGGATGAATTTCGGGCTGGGCAAATACACAGTCGAGAGCGTGCGCTACTCAGAATCAACGCTCGGTTCTCTGGCGGGCGCTTCGTATCAGGTATTCGGCCCGGGTGAAGTTATTCCGGTGATTTATGAAGGATTCGAATTCGATGACGTTGACGGCCAGGAGATCCCCGGACCGAATGAAAGTGGCGAATTCCCCGCTTACTCCGCGACAGCCAACACTGTAGTTTCCGGCCAGTTCTCCGGCGGGCAGGTCTCAATGAAAATCGTACTGCAGTCACAGTTCGACTACTTCTACAATCTGAGCAAGCCCCACGCAGTAACGTTTGTCATCAACGTGTCCTACAACACCGCAAGCGGCCCGGTGACGCGTGACATCACGCTGAATGCCGACCTGTTCAATGCCACAATTACCGATAATGGCGCCACGATTAATCCCGTGCGTTATTACAATTTCTTCTTCAACAACCTTAGCGGCAGCGATGCGCAAACCACGCCATCGAATGCAACGATTAACACCACAAAATTCGTTCTAAATGACAACCAGCCCCTGGTTGTCGGCCCTTTTTTTGCTCCAGTCGAGGGCGGCCAACTGTGGGTTCATTTCCAGGCGCAGCTCGGCGACGGTGACTATGCGAATTACTCAGGAACCATTTGGAAAGTTGACGCTGATAACAACCCGGTAGCTGGGACTACACAGAATTTCTCCGGCGGACTCAACAACAACAGTGGCGGATCCGACACCATTTACCGCACTGTCAAAATCACGCCAGCGGCAGGATATGGGCGCTATGCCGTGCAGGTCTATCGCACCAACAACAGTAACGATTCCAGCGTGCTGCAGCTGAGCGAGGTTCATATTGTCAGGGTGAGAAATAATGAGGTGCATCCTGATGACACGCTTGTGCGGGTGACGGTCAGGGCCACTGAGCAGGCCACCGGCGTGCGAGACCGAAAATACAACGCTCTCATTACCCGGCATACGATCAGCTACAACATGACCACTCGTACGGTTGATTACACGCTTCGGCCGTCCCGGTCATTTGCCGATGCACTGGCTCACCAGTGGCTCGTTATTGGCGGGGAGGATGAAAGCTCAATTGACCTTTACGGGCTATACCAGATAGCTAGCTCGCTACCAGACCCGCGCCTCGGATACTTCGATTACACGTTCGACGACGAGGATATCTCGCTCGGTAACCGGGCGGAAACCACGTGTAATGTAGCGCGTGTGGTTGCTTTTTGGGAGGATGCCGTGCTCTCGTTCGTTCGTGATCAGCGCGTGCAGTACCCGGCGACCACCTTTAACCGCTCTAATATGGTGGCTGACGAGTACAAACTGTCCTACTCAATGACTATGCCTGGCGGTTATGACGGTGTGGAAATTGAGTATGTCAGCCCATCGACCAACAAAAAAACCTATATCCGGTACCGGATAACTTCAACCGGCATTGTGAAGGAGGCTGCAAAGAACCCGCTTAAAATCTCGCTGAACGGCTCACGGAATGAGTACCAGGCTAATGACCGGGCGCTGGTTGAGGTCAATAAGTTGGTGCACTCGCGTGGAAAGATGAGCTGTAAAACGATGGCAGACGGGCAGTATGTGTCTGTCGGTGACATGGTTCAGGTGCCGGACACTTACGACACTAATCAGCAGTCTGGTTATATCGTGGCTCGCGTAGGCAATGATTTTGATACCAGCGAGGCCATCACGTTTAGCGGCCAGATGTTCGTGACCGTCACAGACAGCCTTGGGCGAACGTCTGAGCGTTATCCCGCGACAATTAGGTCAGATACGCGCTTCGGTTTCACCGCAGCCCTACCGGATATTAGCCTCAATATTTACGACGGGTACAGTGTGCAATCGCCATCACGCTACGTCATTGCGACGCAGCAGGAGATGGATGCAACGCTCTGGAAAGTTGACGACAAGAAACCCAATGCCGATGGAACGACATCATTCACGCTGTCGGAGTACAGCGATCTGATTTACCCCTAAAAACATCATCCACCAGTAAGCCAGCCGTCGTGCTGGCTTTTTTTATGGAAAAATTATGGCTACCACACCAACGCAAGACGCTGTACCGTCCGAATCACCTCGCGACGTTAAATTCAACGCCGGAAAAATTGACGAGTTTGTCACCTCTCTGGCGCTTAAATATGCTGACAGATTTGGAGGTGAGCACTACACCATTGAGGGCCTGCGCTGGCTGGCACAGCAGTCAATCGCTGCCTTTGGCTGGGTCCCTATTGGAACCTTCCAGGAGGGAGCGACACTAACTCTGCCTAACCAAATCCTGAAAGATGAAGATGAGGGAGAGTATTACCGCTGGGATGGACCATTGCGGAAAGAAGTGCCGGCAGGGTCAACGCCAGAGTCGGCGGGAGGAATCGGATCTGGTGCGTGGTTGAGTGTGGGGGATGCATCACTGAGGGCGGCGCTTGGTTCTAATTCAGGTGCTGAATTCATAGGTTCTGGGCTTACAGTTTCCTTTGATACCGTGGCAGACATGAAATCAGCCACATGGATTTCATTGCGGATGAATGCAATCACAAAGGGATATTTCGTTGCGGGAGATGGAGGTGGGGCCACCTACACGATCCAAAACGAAGAGCCATCAGAGGTGGGCTATGGCAGCCATGCATTGCAAAACGGACTTTATGCGCATATATCAAGCGGTGATACGGCTTATCTGGAGCAGTGGGGAGCGTTGGCGCAAGATGCTTCAGAGGCAATACAGGCGGCTGTCTCTACAATGCAAAACATCAGATCAATAAAAAAACGCGAATACTCGATAACGAAAACTATTCGTATCCCCAGTAATCGCAATCTGAACTTCAATGGCAGTAAGGTATCAATGCCATCAGGATCAATTTACCGCGACTTTTTCCTACCTGATGGCTCTGAAGATGCGAGAAATAGTAATATTACTTTTACAGATGTAGAGCTTGCCGGATTCTACAGTTTTGGTGCCATTCTGGATGGGATAAGCTGGTCTGTTGAAAATGGTAATGGCGTTGTGGGACTGCGCATGAAGTACTGTGATGTTTTTTCAATAAGGAATGTTGAAAGCTACGGTTTCCATTACGGCATTGAGGTTAAGACCAGCACAGATGGATCTATAGAAGGGTGTCGTTTTCATGACAATATTGATGATGGTCTTTCCATTTCTGATGGTGGCGTGGTTCCCATACAAAGCAGCGACATCCTAGTATCCCGTTGTGCGAGTTATAAAAATGGGTATTCAGATAATAACGTTGGAAATTCTGGATTTGAGGTAGATGATGGGCCTCGAAATATAACTTTCTTCCAGTGCCTGGCGTATGACAACGAGTCACGAGGTTTTGCATGTCACGTTCATGCCACAACCACTGTACAATGTGCCAACATACGTTTTATCGAGTGTGTTGCAAAAAACAATAACAATATACTTCAGTCAAATCCGGTATATGATGACAGAGGATGTGGCTTCGGCTTTAGCACAGCTAGCACACCAGGTAACAACGCTGCTCGGCTAAGAGATTTAATGGTTTTACGATGCGAAACCGAAGGGCACACCAGAGCATCGGTGTACTACGACTGCTCCGCAGGCACGCTGACAATGTCGGGATTCAAAGTTGAGAGTTGTAGGCTTATTGATAATCAAGCGTCAATTGCTGGAGTATTTGTAAGCAGAGTTTCGGACGTTTTTATCGAGAAAAATATAATTCAACCAACCGCATCAATACCACCAATTTACTGCTATGATAATCGCGGTATTTTAGAAATATCCAGGAATAAGCTGGGGGTTTCGCAATTAGTGCCGTGTATTCGTTATAACAGCGCATCCTTCGCTGTAAGAGCTAACGTATATGGCAACGATATTTCTTTTGGCGCAGCTAATACTGATTCTGTGATAGCATTTCCATTCGCTCTATCACTCAGTATAGTTAACAACTCTCTACGTGGAGAAGTATCCTTGGCAACTGCGATATTTATTGGTGGTGCGGACTCTTCGTGTTCCGACAATGTCGTCATCTCAGGTAACTACATAGAGAAACTTTCGGTAGGTGTCTATGCGCGGGGTGGAGAGAGCCTTAAAATAAGCGACAATACATTCAAGCTGATATCAACACAGGTACTTAGTCGTCTTACTACGAGTAGTTCAGGATGCTCGCTAACAGGTAATGTGTATTTAAATTGCGCCTCAGACGGTGCAGGAGGCGCAGATATTGCTTCAGGGAATATAGCTAAAACTTTTTAGTCCGCCGTAAAAGAAGAAAAAATATTAACGAAATTATAGTGATCCCAAATCCTATATATATTATTTTATTTGGGGTCACGGAAACAATATTCCTTTCTTTACTATCATTACCGTTTATACACAATAATCCTTCATCAGTATGTTTTGACTCTTTTCTTCCGTTCATTGAAATATCTAATAGAGAACTGTTAAAAACAGGGAGGCATAGTTTGTCAAAATCTCTATTTATAATGTAATTAGGGTATCCTTTATGATAATAAACATCAGTATTTGAAGGTGCAGCGTTAATGTAAGGCTCATTTCTTTTGCCAAGCAATTCTGATACTCTAACACCAGAGGGCATGTAGTCACGATAAAAAAGGACCATTTCTGACTGTGTATGTATCCTTTTCAATAATGCATTGAAGGTGGTATATCCAGAAGATAATGATAAGATTGAGAACAAAATTAATGCAAGTTGAGTATTGTTACGTTTAACTAATGCTATTATTTTAGCGCTCATCAGGCTTGCTACGAACGAGGGTATTATCAGGAATCTCCACGGGAATTGTATCAGACCTAGTAAAGGTGTGCTTTTTGGTAAAAGAAACCATGGGAATAAACTTGTTGATATGAATGAGAAAAACAAAGCTGCAATTTGTAATTCAGTGTTTTTCGACTGTTTTCTAAACACATATAATGACATGAGAAAGGTAATGAACAACGCCATCCCTATTGTTCTTTGAGATCTAGTATGAACGCCAATAGTAGAAATTATTGCATCATCGCCAGTAACAAATAAAGATGCGGTTGCTGCCATTCTCCACATATTTGTAAAATCACTTGCAATATTATCGAATGCCCAAACGCTATCATGCATTCGAGACCATATTAAAGGTAGTGTATAAAAAGATGATAGCAATATCAAGCTTCCCATAATCTTAATAGTAGTGGTCAAATGTATTTTGTTAAAGATTAACCTAAAGTCTAATGCAGCCATGAAGGATAGAAATATAAGGCATACCAAAAAAGCTGGAATGTTTGATAATAGGATCATTAATAATATTAATGCACTGGAGAGATTGAATTCTCCTGAGCTTCGAAATTTCAAGTAACTTAAAATTAATAATGGGAAGATACTATATGCAAGCATCTCACCAACAGCAAGTCTTATATAATAGTTATTTGCTAAGTAAACACAAGAGCAATAAATAACTGAGGTTAATATTGATGTGAATTTAATTCCAGTTATATAGTAAGCGGCTTTGTAACTTGATAATAGGCATATCAGATAGATTATTAAACAAGTGATCTTAAATTGATCTAGCTCGGTTCCTCCAAAAAGTTTAATTGGGTATGTGAATGCAAATATATATGACGATAAAGGGGGGTAGTATATGTTCCAGGCATAGCCAAACTGATTGTCATTGAAGAAGTCGAACAGCATAGGGAACTGACCGTGCTTTATTTCCTCGTTAACAGCCAACAGTCGGGAGAAATGCGCCCCTACATCATGACCTAACCATAATCCTCCTTTTAGGCAAGGATAAATAAATACCAATATGGCAATAAAAGATACTATATAAAATGGCGTATTTTTAATTCTTAAATTCATTCCTTTTCCTTAACAATAAATCTTGGCCTTTTCTTGACCTCTACATAAATCCTGCCGATGTATTCACCCAGAACACCGATCCCAATAAGCTGAACGCCACCCAGAAACAATATAGACACGAGGATTGATGGATAGCCACGCACCGGGTTTCCCCACGCCATCGTATCGATAATCATCCATGCCCCGTAAACGAAGGACAGGCCTGCCACAAATAAACCGAGATAGGTCCATATGCGCAGCGGGAAAGTTGAGAAACTGGTAATGCCTTCAAGTGCAAGATTCCACAGCTTCCAACCATTAAATTTGGTAGTTCCGGCAACACGTTCGGCGCGCGTGTATTCGACGACTTCAATTCTGCCGCCTACCCAACTAAGCACGCCTTTCATGAACAGATTTCGCTCAGGAAGTAGCTTAATATTTTCGACTGTGGCGCGAGACATGAGGCGGAAATCACCAACATTCTCCACAATTTTTGGAGAGCTTATTTTGTTGTGAAGGCGATAGAACCATTCAGCAGTCTTCCGCTTCATATGGCTGTCTGAAGCCCTGTCGCTTCGCTTTGCCAGCACTACATCAGCACCAGCCTGCCACTTGGAAATAAGATGCGGAATAACGCTAATAGGGTCTTGCAGGTCGACATCTATCGGAATTACAGCATCTCCAGTGGCATGCTCAAGTCCGGCGAATAGCGCAGGCTCCTTACCAAAATTACGCGTAAATGAAATTGGCTTAACCAACTGGTCAGATACTGCCAGCGCATTAATGATTGCCTCAGTGCCGTCTGTGCTTCCATCATTAACAAAGACGATCTCAACTTCATATTGCGCGAGCTCGCTGCGCACCGACTGGTAGAAAATCGGAATCGCGTCTTCTTCATTGAAGACCGGAACAACCAGAGAAATTTTCATTTTCTCTCCCTGAATACGATGTATTTCGAATAGAAGAAGCCCATCACCAGGCTAACTGCGGAAAACGTCCCAAGCGTGACGATTGATGGCAACTCCAAGGCGTCACTCATCTGCCCTACACTGGCAGCCATGGCACCCATAAATGCCAGATAAATCATGTAACGACCAGACGTCACTTCGCCCTTGAAAGTAAATCGAGCATTCGCGAAGAAAGAGAACGTGACAGCCACCAAAAAAGCGAACATGTTCGACATGGCCTGATTAACGCCAAGCCAATGAAGAATCAGGAAAACTATCCAGTGGATAGCCGTATTTATGACTCCCACAGATGCATAACGAGCGAATAGTTTATACATTGAATTATCTTAAATTTTGAAGTGGGCAGATCCTACCATCTGTTGTGACAATGGCAAGAATTCGTAAAGTTTAGTGTAGGAAAATCTTTCGCCAGATCATCATCCTGACAATTCTCCCCGCTCCGCCCGGTTGATCATTCCCGCCACCTGATCAAATAATACTGTATATCCAAACAGTATTGAGGTGACCATGGGCAGAAGAGACGACATTCCCGCAGCGTTCCGGGCGAGCATACAGATTGCGGCCAATGGGCGGCGCACAGTAACCACAGAGGATTTCGTGTCATCGTTATCGCAGGTCAACTATGAATGGTCGCTTGCTGAAGCTAACCGCTGGATTGAGCACTATCAGAGCACATTCAAAGACGTGTCGACTGAGGAAGGGGAGCGCCGGACGTTCCTGCTGTTCAACCCGAACAACGGGGGATACTGATATGGGCTTCCCATCACCAGCAACTGACTATATCGAAGACGGCGTATGCCTTAACCGCCTGTTCATCCCGCACCCATCTGCAACGTCTCTCGTCGAGTTCGGCGGGCTGCAGTACGTCATTGACCGTTCATTAGCGCCCGGCAGCGGCTCTGTGATTTGCTATGAGATATTTGGCGAAGTGGCGATTGGCAAAATGATGGGGCGAGCGATTATCACGCCGGACGGTGACGCGATTGAAGGTGAGGGGCTGAGTGAGGTCATTGTGATCGGGACTGTGGTGTTGACGATAACGCAGCATCATGATTTCAACGGGCCGGCGATTTGATTAGCAGCAAAATCAAGCCTCTCTCTTTACACTTCCGTGCAATCACCCCCTTAAAAGTGTAAGATGTTCCTCCTTGGAAGGTTTTAACAAAAAGTGACTTTCGAATATGTGTACCAAGCAGTGTACCAAACTGGCAAATGTGAGTTGGTTTCAAGTGCAAAGTGCTTGTTGTATAAAGAAAATTTAAATTTTGCATGTAATCTTACGTGTGGGTTACCACTGCAATTAAGGATGTTTCATGCCTGTAATTACTCTTCCTGATGGAAGCCAGCGCTCTTTTGACCACGCCGTCAGCGTGATGGATATTGCCCTCGA